ACCAATAAGCCACTGAAAGAGGGATTTTGGGCCACAGAGATTCAGCAGCATAAGGTGTATCACCCAAAATCTTCTTTCTATGGATTTTCAGATATCCTACCCGCACTAGGTTCTGCTGCGGGATTAACGGCATCTTCAAACTTTAACTTAGATTTCTTCTTCCATGGCGCTGTAATGACTGTGGCAGTTCTTATAGAGGGATTTAAGGCTACTGGTAAATCTAAAGTTGTGAAGGATATCAAGAAGTTCTTTGAGGAGGATGTCCTTCAGAATCCACATGCCGCGTTGGTGCTAGCGGTTCCTCCTCCTGTACATGATCCGCTGACAAACCAGCCAGTGGATAGGCCGAAGATCAGTATTAAGGAGCTTCAGCATCCAATTAGGGATGGTGGATGGACTCAGTACAGGAAGGGATGTAGGGATGAAATCCTTTCTGCGCATAGGGTTCCCCCTCACATGATAGCTTCTGTAGAAACTGGGAATATTGGTACTGGTCAGGGAAGATCGCAGATGGAAACATTTAAGCAACAGGTTGCAGGACCGAGAAAGGAGAGATTGGAGGCTAGGCTTAATCTGATATTCCATGAATTTGGTGGATGGGAGATAAGCCTTAAGGAGATTCGTACTATAGATCCGTTGCAGGGAGCTCAGATAGCCGCCATCATGAGTAAGGATAGCTTGGGTAGTGCAGATGAGATTAGGGATCTTGCATGGGACCTGCCACCACTGCCAGATGATCAAGGGAGTCGTATATGGTTTGTGAATAGTAAGACTGGTGAGGTTCTATTTGTGGATAAGATTGGTGAGCAGGAGGGGCGTGAACTTGATGGTAAGAATCCCGCAGAAGCTGCGAAGATCATTGGTAATATAGTTGGTAAGAGCGCGAAGGATGGTGGTGGTGTTGGAAGTCGTAAGGTTGCAAAGTATATCAGCGATCACCTGAAAAATACGAGAACTAAGAAGTATAAGTTTGTAAATCGCAAGAAGAAAAAGGTAGCTTAAGATGAGTGGAGACACAAGAGTTGTTTCTCTGAAAGCCTTGCCATGGAGGGCCTTTAGGTGTAAGAATAGCAAATGCGGTTTTTCTAAGCGGCAAAGGAAGATTGTACGAAATCCACTCATTGTTGGGGTGTGTAAGGTGGTTGTTGGTGTGATAACGTGTAGAAGATGTGGATATCTCAGTGAGTTCTATGGATCTGACGATGGTGATGTCATCCCTGATGACATGTTGGACAGGTATAAGTTAATATCAGAGAAAGACTTGTCGGAGGTGGTATAACTTGGCTAACGTTGCTGCTGTTGAGAGGGATAGGCTATTCCGGTTTCTTCGTGGTGCTTCTATATCTGGAGAAATGGGGAAAGCTAGGCTAAAGGATTGGGATTATGCCGAGAAGATGATGCGGCGCAATCCTGGAATGTTTGAGGGACCTGATGTAGCTGGTATTAGGGTGTCAAGGTCAAGCGAATCTAATCCTGGCAAAATGGGGCTTTACCTTACCGCTGAGAGTATGATTCGTAGTATTAACCGGAAGACACGTGAAATTGATGGATTCTTCCAGCTATCTACAGAAACATCTGACGGTAGGCGTGTAAAGGCTCATGCGTTTGATAAGGATATTAAGAGTTTCCTGAAGAGCCCTTTACTGCTATGGGACCATGATAGGGGCTGGCCCATAGGATCTGTTCGTCAGTTGGCGTTTGAGGGTAAGGGTTCTTGGATGAAGGCTGAGATATTTGACGACAAGATATTTGGTTGGATGATGGAGGGGCGTGTTCGTGGATTATCGTGGTCTGGCCCGATTATAGAACACGCCTTTATCAAGAATAAGAAAACAGATGAGATAATCTTTGAAGTTCGTAGGGCTGAGCTTGACGAGATTAGTGCAGTAACGATTCCAGCACATAGAGAAACTGTGTTTACGGAACCGGCGAAGAGAGCTAAGGTGATCAGGCGAGCTTCTAGTACCTACCTCTACGAGGATCCAGATGCCGATGTTGGTGTTCCATTTGACATATCTGGCGGGAAAGAAAAATTCCAGGTATTTATGCCGTTTGATAAGGTGGATGAAGAGAAGCGTGAAGTGTGGGGGTATGGATGTAGATTTGATAAGCCGTATGAGCCTCCATTCTCAGACCTGATGGAACCAGAGGCAATGAGCAAGGCGCTTCCGGAGTGGTTGGAGTGGAGGAATATACGGGAGATGCATGGTGGCGCGTGTGGTACTGCTTTCCATGTATCTGTGGAGAAGAAGGGAGTTATGATTGGCGTTCGTGTGAGTAAGGGCGCCGAGTCCACCTGGAAGAAGATTAAGGATGGAACTCTTAAGGGATTTTCAATTGGTGGGGCGGTCCTTGAACGTGGGAAGAAAGAGCTGAATGGTAAAACTTACCCCACGATTAAAGAGTGCGAGATTGAGGAGTGGTCGCTTGTAGACAGACCAGCGGGTGGGAAGGCTTGTGCTATACGGCTAGTACGCCGTAAGCCGGATGGCGACTATACTATAGGTAGGTCGGTTGCTGATGTAGATGTTGGTAATGAAGATTTCAAACTTCTTGGTCGTGGGAAAGTGAATAATTCTCTAAAGGGGGCTGGAGGAAACGTTGTTAGTGCGAGTGAGCCGATGTGGAGTTCTTATATAAGGAAGAGTCGTGGTAAGCTTCCTAGGGGTGCATTTGCTGACACTGGCAAGAAGGGTGATCAGTCTTCGTGGCGATATCCACATCATTGGATGAATGGCGCTGTATTAAAGCTTCATCGAGAAGCATTGCTTCTTGCGTTTGGTCTGGATGAGGAAGAGGATTCAAAGATCGTTGGTAAGTTCTTTAGTTATTCAGACGAGGAGGTGTTCAGCCTATTAAAAGGGCATGGTGGATTTGAAAGTGCTAGGAAGAATGGGCTATCTGATGAAGTTTTAGCTCATCTTCAGGCTCACAGGCGTTCAATTGGTGAAGATGTAAAAGGAGGTAGTAAGAAGACAATGGCTTCTAAGGCTAAGAAGAAGACGCAAAAGAAGGATAAGGTTAAGATGGGTAAGAAGTCGAAGAAAGCCGATCGTGTTCGTATGAAGAAGAAGGATATTGCCACGAAGAAGGAACTTGCGAAGATGAGCAGGGATATGGATGAGCTCAGGGGTGAGCTGAAGGACGCTTTGGAGAGCAAGCCGAAATCTGGTCGGAAGCGGGCTAAGAGTAATGTTCGGCCCGTGAATGGTAAGATGGGAAAGAATCGGAAGAAGCGGAAAGTTAAGACGATTGATAGTTTCCGTAAAGAAGATGGGACGATCCATATGGATAAGGCGTGTGAATTTGTTGGTGGCGGGATAATTCCTGACCGCGTCATCGGTATCGGAGGTAGAGAGTAATGGCCAAGAGAAGAATGGATAATAGAGAGAAGTTGCGCCGTGCAATTGACACTGGGGCGCTAGGTCCTGGTGGTGGTTTGCTTAACGTTGAGCAGGCCAATGGTTTTCTTGAGCTGGTGAATAACGTTGCTGTGATGAGTAAGCTGGTCAATACCCAGATTAAGAGTAATCCTTCTGGGGAAATTTCTCTGATGGATATTGGTCAGCCCGTTACTGAGGGTGCGTCTGAGAATGTTGATACTGGACGTATCTTTGAACCGTCGCTCAGCAAAGTGACCTACACGACTCGTAAGCTTCGCAGCGCCTTCGATATTTCCACAGAAGCCTTGGAGGATAATATCGCTGGTGATGCTGGTTTGCGTGGCGCAGTAGTTCGCCAGATGAGCGAGCGTATCGCGGATGACCTTGAGCTTCTTCGTATTCAGGGTAATCCTACGACCTACGCTGCCACAGATACTAGGCTCGGCCGTCTTCTTCGCGTTGATGAGGGATGGGAGAGCCTTTCTGGTTCCGGTAATATTGTGGACGCTGCTGGTGCGGGTCTTTCGAGGAACTTGCTTTCTAGAACGCTTAGGGCGCTTCCGAACCGTTATATGGGGCAACGGCCTAGCTTGCGTTTCTGGGCGGCTCCTAAGGTGGTCCAGGACTGGGTGGACACCGTTGCAGGTCGTGCTACACAGGCCGGCGACGCGGCCTTGCTTGGACAGGGTATGTTCAATGGTATTCCTCCGTATAGTGGAATTCCGTGGAATGAGATTCCGCATATTCCTGTAGCGAACTCGTATACTTCGGGTTCTGATACGTTCACGGATGCGAGCTTCATGTGGCTCTGTATTCCGAGTACGTTCTCGATTATCATTCAGCGGAAGATTGAAGTCTTTTGGGAGTTTATTCCGCGCCGTGATGCTTGGGAGTCGACGGTTTACACGCGGTCGACACAGTTGATTCCGAATGTTGATCAGCTAGTTAAGGTAACGAACTTGCGTGTTGGTCAGAACCTTACCTAAACTAGGTTAATGAGTATAGAGGCGCTAGACGCCCAGAGGATAAATGGAATGCCAACAAGGCTAGAATGTCCAAATCCTGAATGTTCATGGGTTTCTGTGGGGGCTGTAGTTGGAGATATAACATGTCCTTCATGTTCAATGTTGTTTCGGGTGAGGTCTGGTGGAGATATAGTTTTCATTAGATCTCTAGTTCTTCGGGATTGTAATACGTATCATTACAATGGAGTGGACAGAGAAAGGAATAGTCCATTTTCATGTAGGGATGATAACGAATATGCCTACCTTGTGAATACCGGGCATTTTGAAGAACTTCCTCCGATTGGGTATAGGTATGTTATGTATCGTGGGAATTCGGATCTTAAATTGGATGTGAGGGATGATGGAGCTCAAGCCCTGTGGAAGCCGG